ATAATTTATAGTTAATAGTTTATAGTTATGATTGTAGACAAACCAAGTGACAAGGAATGGTATGGCAATGGGAAACCTGATGCTAGCCAAGGTGGTAACCCGAATGGTGGTGTTGCTTCAGAGACCCAAGGTAGGGAAGACAAGCCCGAACTTTACGAAAATGACGTTATCGGAAAGGTGGCGAAACGCAAGAAAAACGACATCTGGACGAGGGGTGGAGAGAAGAGAACCAAATTTAAGGACGAATAAAGAAAGGAGGTGTTTTTATCGTAACTGCATTTATCTGACATTCAGATAGATACAGAAATATCTGTGAGTTTATGGTGCTGCGTTTAAGATATTCGTATCTTTGCAACATCATAAACTTTTAATTTGTATAGGTATGAATTTCGTAGAGTTTGTAGAAAAGTATCAGCAGGAAATGGCTCCTGAACAGATGTTGGCTATAGCTAAGGCAGTCGGCAAGTATCTCTCATGCAAGTTGAGCGATGTGGAGGAACATCATCTTTGTGCGATGGTGTATGGTGTGTTGAGCGAAGAGCATTTTGACAAACACTTTGCCGATGATGCTATCAGCAAGATGTGGTATGAGGATGCGGACGGAACCAAGCATACGGCTCCTTTCTTCACGGATGATGAGATAAAGGATGCCTTCGAGAAACATAAGGATGATATTTCTGACTATACCATCCATGACTTGGCGGTAACTATGAATCTGATGAGAAGTGACCATCATGTGATGCTGGAGCGATATAGCAAAGATGCTGATGAGTTGAAGGAAATGGTGGTTTTGATGGCTATCGAGTATCTGCAAGACCCTGACTGCTTGCATCCTACCAGCAAAATATGGCACATGATAAACGGATAAAGTAACTGATTGGGAATCATTTCTTATCTTTGCATATTATTAATAATATATAAATATAAGATATGACTCCAAATGTACGTGAAGGATTGCAATATGGTGCAGCTATAGGGATGCTAGTGAGTGGTGTTGTACTCACCTTCCTATCATTCTTTCTCAACAATTATGTGGTGTCTGATGGTGTGCTGTGGTATGTCAGTCAGACATTGGTTTACTCTGGAGCAATATTCGGGGTAAACGTTTATTTCAAGACAAAACTAGGCAACTTTGAGAGCAAGGTGAAAGATGAACTCGCAAGTATGCTGAAACAAGTGAAGGAGGGTAAGTAATATGAAGGTAAAAAGAGAACAGATTTTGGCGATTATGCCGAATGCCAAGGATAAGGTGGATGCGTTCCTACCTTACATCAATGGCTATGCTGAGGTGTTCCATATTGATACTCCTAAGCGTATGGCTCATTTCTTGGCTCAGATTGCACATGAGAGTGGTGAACTGCGATATACCAAGGAACTCGGCAACAAGGACTACTTCCACAGATATGATGTGGGCAAGTTGAAGAACATGCTCGGCAACTTGAAAGATGGTGATGGCTACAAGTATCGTGGCAGGGGCTTGATTCAGATTACTGGCAGAGCCAACTATCAGACTTATCAGAACAGCAAGTATTGTACTGGTGACATCATGGAGAATCCTCAGTTGCTGGAGCTTCCGCTAGGAGCAACGAAGAGTGCTATGTGGTGGTGGTGGAAACATGACCTGAACAAGCTGGCTGATAGTGATAGTTTCTTGGCTATTACCAAGACAATCAATGGTGGAACCAACGGCTTGGAATCAAGACGAAAGTTCCTCGCAAGAGCAAAAAAGGTCTTTAATGTTTAGCCTATGAAAGTAAAATGGTACGATACTGATTTTTGGCAAGTAGCACTCTACGTGATTGGTATCTTGCTGGTGGCTTTTTTTCTGTCGGGATGCAAGACAAAATACGTCCCGATGGAAAAAGTTATATGTCGGGACGTAGTAAAACACGATACGCTGCATACTTCTGACAGCGTTTTTGTGCGTGATTCAATCTTCCTCAGACAGAAGGGAGATACTTGCTTTCTTGACCGATGGCATGAGAAGACCGTCTTCAAGAATGTGTACAAAGTAAGGGTGGATTCCTTCCTGAAAAGAGATTCTATCCCAGTGCCCTATCCCGTAGAGAAGAAGTTATCCAAGTGGGAGCAGTTTCAGTTGAAATACGCTATCTGGTCATTTGGAGCACTCTGTGTCTTGCTAGTCGTTTTAGGTTATAAACTCTATAAAAAGATAAAGAATGGCAAATTTCACATTGACAATCACGAAAAGTGACATCTATGAGGAGGTGGCAAAGACTACTGCCTACTTAGGAGGAAAGAACTTGGATAAAAACGGAAAAAGTCTGTATGACCAAGTGTTTGTGACGGAAGCTGATAGAGAAATGCTGGAAGGCTTTTGGGAAGATTCCATTAATGATGTTTCCGTAGCCTTGGAGAGTATTCTTGGATGGCAGAAGTGTGAATCAGGCAGCAACGAGGTCTTTGGTCTGAGAGTAAGCAGCCTTTTTAATGAGAGTTTATTTAAGACCTTGGAATCAACGGTTTTTAGCTATATAGTCAACAAAATAGTAGCAGAATGGTGCTCAGTAGTCTATAAGGATAAGGTAGAAGACTATCTCTCCAAGGCAAACGTTTTGCTGCTAAAAATTGACGCAATCATTTATACACGTAAAAGACCAACAAGATAGGAGGATAGGATATGAGGTATTGTAATAAAGGATATAAAGTGATGATAGAGTTGGAAAAGAATGAGTTGGTATATGACATCAAGAATACTGCTTTTTCTTTTGCTGACTCTTATTCCAAGCAGAAAGGTATAGATGCCAAACAATTAAAGAATGTGTTTGATGTATCAGAGGAAGGAAACAGAGATAAGTTAGCAAGGATTCTAGACTCAGCAGTAGAGGATTGCAGAGAAATGCTTTTCCGTTTCACCAAGGTGGAAATGCTCGGTGGCGGCTTTGATTCCAACGAGTGGGAAGAGTGTATTGGTTCCCCGACAAATGATGAGGATGCCTATTACTTGGCTATGCGGATGCCGCAAGGTTTTTCTAAGACAAGTGTACATACCATGACCGTCTACTTGCATGACTACATCGTGAATCAATGCCTTTATGAATGGTTGATGATTGTTTATCCTGATGGTGCTGATAGATTCTGGGCACTCGCTGAGGATAAGAAACAGAAGATTAAGGATGCCAGCAACCGCTCGGCTGTTAGAGCAAGAATCGCTTTGCATCCATTTTAGGTTAGTCGTTTAAGGCTAAGATAAAGCAAGGGTAGCTATCCATCACGGACTGCTACCCTTTATTGTATTAAATGACAAACGAAATATTTATCTAAGTTTATGTTCCACTAGACGTGGACTCCTGCTTGGTAGTTACCGAACCAGTAACAGCAGCATTAATATTGATACTCTCAGGTAAGGTATTGACATTTACGTCTGTAGCAGCCAGCTTCAATCCGTTCTTCTGCTGGTCGGCATACTGGTTCTTATCCTGAGCGATAAAGTTGTTGATAGCTGTAGCTATATTGTAGAGCAGTTTATCGGTGTCGCTGCTGAGAGAATCAGAATCAACTGATGCGTACTTGTTGTTCTCAACGGTTGCCGATGTTGTCTCCTTCTCACGATACAGAACAGCCTGATTGATGAACTCCTGAGCAAACAAGAATGACTTGCTTACAAGTTGCTTAATCTTGGTGTTGTCTATATTGAGCGGATTTTCATACTTCTGTAGCATAGACTGCAAGCAACTTGCGGCTACTTCTTCTCTAGGCTGTAGGGTAGCGATTGAGAAGATTTCCTCTTCTTTGCCGCTTTCCTCTGTTCCACCTGTCTCTGATGCGGTAGCTATTCCGTATCTAGGGAATGGGCGAGCATTTGATGTTCCATCGGAAGAAGTTTCTCTGACGAGTTTCGTGCCAGTTGTCTTTGTGATGGTGGATTCTGCAATATAGGCAACACCTACTTTAGTTTTATTCAGATTATAGAGATTTCCGTCTGAGTCGAAATAGAACAACTGGTATAAGTTGTTGTTGAATATCACATATCCCATGTACATATTTGTACCTAAAGGATAAATGTTGATACATGTGGATAGAACTATCTTGTCATCTATTTTCGTTCCCAAGGATGCACCTTGCTCAACCTTGTATTTATCGAAGTCGGTTAATGTATATTCTGCCATAATTATCTGAGTTTATTTTGTAATCTTGGTTGGAAATCTATAGATAATGCGCTGATAGATTCATTTTGGGCAAGGTTGCCCATAAGCGCAAGCCTGAAATATTTGTATGGAGAACCTACAAGGTTTCTGAGATACATATTTACAGAGGAACCAACGTAGTACCAATGAGTTAAATTGTTACTTCCGAACAGAACCATTCCACACTTTCCTGCCTGAACGCTGCTGATATATCCTCTTGTGATGCAATCAAACATGGTCTTATAGGCATCCTGACCAAGCGTTAAAGGACGGCTACAAAGGAAGAATGGCACATTCTCTGTTGGTTCCTTCACATACACATCGAGTATGTTTCCTGCTTTGTCTGTAGCGTATGACTCAGGATATATGTTTACTCGCTTATTGAAGACATTGTGCATGGTTCCCCACATATTGCTTTTCAAAGAGTAAACGTAAGCATAAGTATAATTCGGATTGAACACGATGATACGGCTATCATAATAGTCATAAATCATGCCAGATTCTTCGAGATATTTACGGAAACGGACATACTTCACATCTGACTCAGGAATATTACCTAGTGCAAGGAGTTTATTCGGATAGGTCTTATCCTTTGTTGAATGTGAATAAATGGATAGAAAATCGAAAGGATAATCATCCAGTACATCGGTAAGACAAACGGACTCTCTTCCTTGTTGCATCATGATTCCTCGCTCTGTCGGGAACAGAACTGCATCGTCAATCTGCAAAATGCCCTTAGGGTTGGAGCAAATTTCACGTAAAGCTGGTTGTCGTGACTGATATGTTCCTGCATCAGACAACATGATTACCCATACACCTTCATCGGTGAAAGCGTAGAGCGGAGCATCACCAAACTGACCTTCGCTGATAGGTCGGGTATTGGCGGCTAGTGCGCTGATAATAGAAGAACCTATCTGAACAGAGTTTGCTGCTGGGAACACCAAAGGATTCTCGGCTTCGCTCACCTTTATGACGTTTGGATTCTGAGTGATGAATTTCTGATTCACGACATTACTTGCGGCTGCATCATATTCTTCTTTGGTTATTTCTGTGAAGTCTCCAGTATCTATCGGTGTATTGTCCCAATAATATGAAGATGAAATTACCGTTCCACTTTGATTTCCAAAACTACCACCTTCAAAACCTCCTGCTCTTGTTGTTCCGCTAGATGGATCTTTTTTTAGGAGTTTGTGGCGGTATATTTGCATGAAAGCAGGAAGACCAGCATCATCGTGATAGAGGTACATGTAATCAGACAACTCTGATTTTTCCTCCTCTGTAGGTTCATCAACCCTTCCTCCAAATCCTTCATTTTCCAAAGAATTGGAAGATTGTCTATCAACTGCGATAGGAGTAGTACGATTCTTACTAATGTTGATATAGTAAGACATTCCAAATGTTTCGGAAGGTTTCAGATTTATCCTCTTTGAGTAATATTTTTTATACTTCGGTAAGTGGAAATAGATAGTCATTGACGTGGCAAGCGTACTAGGATATGCCAAGATAGGGCTGATAGGATATTGTAGTTTGCCCTTATGGTATATATCTCGCTTGATGCTATTTTCGCTGATGCTTACCTTGAAGATAGCATCACAAATATAATCGGTGGTAGCGGTGCTGCTGGCATCAATATCTACATACTCGTTCAGGGATAGCTGCGTGTTTGAAACCTTCCTCTTGGAGAAAATATCTGTATCGAAAGCATTATAGATGGTTTTCTTTATGTTTCCTATATGCAATCGGTTGTTGTATGTTATAGCACACTTACCTCCAAAAGAATCTCGCTTGAAGTCTGCCAAAGAAATACTTTCTTCTGTCTGTACAACTCGTTTGAGTTGTACATCTGTACCTAGCTTTTCCTTGTTGATACTGGTACTAAGATAGAAGGATTTGTTTTCAAACGACTGGTAAACATCTTCCTCTGACAAATATTGGAAGGCATCACAATTAACTCCTGATGCCATCTTGCTGTTCCAAAGAAAACATTTGTATCGTGAAATACCTATTGTTCTTTTCTCTGTATCAATAAAAGATTCAGGCTGGGACAGGTAAACATCTACACCAAGAATGAGGTCTTCCAAACCTTCGGGTATATCCATGCTTACGTTGATGGTGTGGGTGTGAAGACTTGTGCTTGTGCCTACAGATTTCTTTTCCTGATACCAGATGAACTTATTGAATGATGTTTCGGGTGCAAGGATGAATGGATTTGATATATTGATGTGTGAGGTTCCATCATATAACTTGATAGCCAATACTCCGAAAACCGTATATTTGAAGTATTCCTTTCCTTTTTCGTTAAGTCGTTTGTTGATAAGTGCATCGAATGCGTTGAATATGATAGATGCGCCTTTGAGAGAAGTATATACGTTATTATTAAAGTGTCTGTTCGTCTCAAAAGCATTATCCCAATCATCGCCAAGGTTGGTTGATACATCACATTTCTCAGACTTAACATTGGTGATTGTTGCACTATAGCTAAGTGAAGAAAGGTCGAAACTGGTGTAGTTGCTACCTTTCCAATATGCGTACATTGTCTTTTCGTCACCAATGAAACATAAGATATTGCCTACTGCTGTGACAGCATTGACGTGGAATCCGTTTAAGTCGATGGTGTTCTTGGTTCCGTCTCCATCTTTCTCCATCCAGTACCAAGTATCATCTGATTTACGGATGATGTAGTGGGAGTGAATTGTTTCATTATGTGTTACCTTATGCACCAGTTCGATGGTATCTCCTGCATCAAGTGTGATGTTCTGTTCTGCTACTACTGGCTGGTGAATAGGGTGGAGTGCCCCATCCTCGTTGATGAGGTTGAGGCAGGTTGCCAACTCCCCATCCTGACAATTGTAGTCGGATGGAGAGTGGGTAAGCCCTTTGAGTATTACTTCTTGTCTTGTTGCCATGTGCTCGAATTTAAGTTTGGTCGCATGATTTCGTAATAAGGTTCGCCTTTGGCTGACTTGCGTGGTATGCAAGTAAGGCGAACCATTCTGTTGAGAGGAAGGTTGTACTCATCAAGGATGGCGGTGATGGAAGGGTAGTCACTTCTGAAACCTACCTTCTTATACTTCTGATTGAATTGAAGCTGAGCGAAGGCGGTGTTGGCTTTGTGAAGTTCTTCCCAGTCCTCACGCATGCAGAATCCGTATGTACCTCTGTCAGATAACCTGAACACGAAGATGGAATTGTCTGTTCGCTCCTTCTGCATGATGTGGTCGTAGATGCCCTTGGAGAGCGTGACCGAGTTGGCTCTTCCGTCCAGTACCACAAAATCGTTGCGGTGTCTGAAGCCGTTGATTTTATCTATTAAATACTTGAATTTCATGTTGCAAATATAATATGAAAAGTGATAAAATGGATATTATCCGTTAACTTTATCTTTCCGCTTGGGTCTACCATTGCGGTTGCCATACTTGGTGATGATGGCAGATGCTCGCTCAGAGCGGTAACAACCACATGATTTGGTTCGTCCGTCACGAAGAGCAGCACCTAGAACCGTACAACCCCTGCCACAATCACACTTGCATATCCAGAACGCACCATGCTGGTGGTTCTCTTTATCAGATTTTCGGCAGACGAGTAATCTGCCGAAACGCTGTCCAGTAATGTCTATCAACTTTCCCATACTACTTCTCTGCCAGTTTCTTTGCCTCTTCTACTGATACTGGCTTTCCGCTAAGAGGAATGCGGAAGTCGAACTTTGAACGGAAACCATAATAGCCTACGAAATCGAAGCTCTGTTTCATACGCTCGTCTGTGGTGATGTACTTCTTGTAAGCCTTCACCTCCTTCTCTGAGCGGTAGATGGTAGAGTTGACGAAGTAGGAACTGGTTCCCTTGTTAGCGATTACTGCAATAAAGAACTGCTTGCCAAGGAACTTTTCCTTGATACGCTGGATAATTGAGATTTTCTTTGTATTCATATATAAAATTTGATTAATTATTAAGAAGAATGCAGATAGGCTGCACTCTTAAAACTATTCGATTCCACAAGATACGATACCATCTTCTTTGTTGATACTTCGGAAGTGCTCGCATCGCTGGCAAGCAAGGCTGCCTACCATCAGGATTTCATGGGTATACTTGCCGTATATGCCGAATGGGCAGGGAGTGATGTACTCGAAGTGCCCACCGACAAACTCGTTGACGTTATATTTTGGATATTTCATTATCTGGCAGTATATAATTTAAGATTTTTGTAGAATCTTCTCATGAAGTGAAAAATGTTTGTCTTAGTTCTGCCACATGATTTCGGCTCAGGGCAGAACCCTCTGTATACGCATTGTGGAACACAAGCAGATGCAAGCAAAGGTTCGATACAAGCCAACTTATCAAGTACCTTATACCACACCTCTCTTGTCTCATTGGATGCCTTACTGCATAATCTCAGCTTCGAGATATTGATAATCTCCTGAGCGTTGAGGGATAGCTGTAAGTTGACCAAATCATCCTGACGCATATCGTGGCGAGATACATTGGAGCCAGTAATATCTGGTCGTGATGTGGAAACGAATGGCTGTGCATGAACATGGCGAACAAAATGGTTGCTCACCCAGTATGGTATGCCATACATCTTAATATCGAACTCCAATTCTCTGAGCGGTGAATGCTCGCTGAGAATCATCTGTTTCTTGAACTCATCGCTAGGCTCATGTCCGAGCGGTTCCTTACCTTGTGTGAACCGAGCAGCATCCACTACTCGCTGCCAGTCCGTTACTCTTTTGATTTCTATTTTCATATCACTTTTCTTTAAGTTCTATATAAGGTTCTGCTTTACACTTCTGAATCTGTTTGATATTTGTTGCAGATACACCAGTAAGACGAACAGCAATATTGGCTGCTTCTAAAATATCTTCTGCGCAAATATTTGCTGTGTTATCCTTTTTGGTTGCATCTGTATAAACTATACAATACATTTTTACTTGTTTCATATCAATATTCTTTAAGTTCTACATCATCATTACCAAGAACATCATTTATTTTCTTTTCGATGAACTCATCAGAAGCTAGTTTCTTAATAAGTTCATCTATATCAGGTAACTTTACATCAACTCCGTCTTCTTGGTTTTTGGATGAAACATATTCCTTTAGTGCTTTCGCCCAAGAACTATTTGCCAAGTCTGCCAATGAATCCTTTTGGCTTTCATAGGCTTTCTTCAACTCTCCGTTATCACGGAAATATCTGAGCACTTCCGTCAATGCTCCAACAAAGTTCTTGTCAGACATCGGGTTGCTCTTTGCCTCTTCCAGTTTTAGCATCAGGAAGAGTAATGATGCATGTAATTTTGTTTTGTCCATAATTATTCCTCCACTTTTATTTTCTTAATCTCATTGTATAATTCCATAAGTTGTTTCTTGTTAACCCATACATCTTTGTCGGGGTCAATGAAGAAACCATATATAGAATACAATTCACCCTTGTCGTGTTTGTGTATTTGAATCATAATCTATTCCTCCGTTTTTACACCGAAAGGAGTACCGTCGGCAAAGGTATAATTAACCCACACATAGTTCATATCAAATCCACTTCTTTCGTTTAATGATATTCCATATCTAATATCATCAACATCCGTGATTAATGAATAATGTTCATTTTCCTTTCTTTTCACCCACCCAAATGGCTGATGTTTGAGCATTTCTGCCCAGCATTCTTCTGCGTCCTTGAATGGACGGTACTTTGGCTCTGGCTTGATGCGGAACTTGTTAGGTTCTTCTGCCAAAGTTCCCATTGGCAAACCTTCATTTTCTGTCAAATCATGCCAGCTACCAGTATCTGTCTTGTATTGAATAGTCTTTCCTTCTGCAAAAGCAGAAATAATATTCATATTCTTTTTTACATTTTCTCTTATCATATTAGTCCTCCAACTCTATGTTTATTTTCTCTGCGTAGCCATCTTGTGCTTCCTCACACCAGTTTCCTTCGCAAAGACAACCTATACCAAGATTATGCTCTGGAATGATGTTCTTGTTACAATATACACAGACAGCATCGCCATGATTATTTTGTAATTCTTCTCTTGTCATAATCAATTATCATTATATTCTTCCCATCCATTCTCCCAAGAGCCACCTGAACGGATAGCCCAAAACTCTTGTTGAGGAAGGATAGTTCCTTCTTCATCAACTAACTCCTTTCCTTCATATCGAACAAACTCACCTTTTGAGAATGAGTTGTGCCTTATCGGCTTTCCTATGCTGATAGCGAAAGCCATTGCTTCATTTCTTGTCATACTCAATCCTCCAATTTCTTAATAGGCTTCCAATGAGTGATACGAGCCATTCTCCCTTCCCATAAGATGATGAAGTCATTACCATCTTTTGGGACGGTAGTGCATTCCACTCTTCTGTTTTTGTAAACATTATCAGGAATCATCTTGCTTGTTACAAAAACTTCTTCTCCATAAGGTGGCAACCCATCCTCAACAGATACCCAGTCTGACCTAGAGATTTCCTTCAAGGCTACCTGCAATGTGTTTATGATGTGGCTTTTTACATTTCCTTATATGTAGTCATCATCTGTAACTTTTGTAAAACGGATAGTTTTCTCTATCAACTCTTTAACTTTCTTCTTATCCATACTTCTATATTGTTTCTTGTTTGCCATATTATATATGTTTAAAGTGAGAAGCAAGCACAGATAAAATAAAGTGCTTAATTTTAAAAATTACATTTATATGAAAAATTTAATTACTTTGAAGTCGTATGATAATTCATACACCCGTGCAATTAACCCAGACCACATTGTCTCTTTCTTTGAGGTGGATGGTGATAGCTGTATCAAGTTATCTAATGGTGAGACTTTCACCACCAAGATGCAGTTCTATGACCTTGTGGAATTGATTAACAAAAGCTATGAGTAAAGATACTCATTAAGGCACTTGTCTCTATTTTCTGGGCAGTTTTTAATTACCCACATTCTATCTCTCCACTCTTTAAGGTGTGAGTTATAGACCCATTCAAATCGTGCTATGTTTGTGCTAATAGGAGCATTGATATACAATTTCTTCTTTAACCACTTACGTAGCACCTTTTTTATTAACTTTTCTGTAATCATATTCTTCTTTCTTTTTACCCTCTCCCTTTTGCAGGAGAGGGTGGTTAGTTACTCTGTTACTTTCTTTATGCTTTCTGAAAATGTTTTGAGCCACTGAGTATCCTTTTCGGCAGCAACTACATCGTTATTGTAATGCTCCAAATTATACTTCATAGACTCTATTAAATCAGTGCGATTAGATTGTTTTTGAATCCACTCATCTTTAGGGATGATATTCTTCACATAAACATGGCGGCAATCAAAATTTAAACTATCAATTAATTGTCTTTCCATAAAGTCCTTAACACCCTCGTATTCTTTGGATGGTGGAGTCCATCTTCTAACTTTGGATAGCATTGCATTGTATCTGTTTTTGAGAGCTTCATTCTTTTTCAATCTATCCTCATTTCCCTTGATAACATCATTAACATAAAAAAGATACTCAGCTTCAAGTTCTTCCTTTGTCTTAGGGGCTGCAAGATGCTTTTCGTACTCAGCTTTTGCCTCTTCGTATTTCTTTTTATAGTAATCACTAGGATATATCTTGTCAGGAATTTCGAATCTACTAAGGTTAGGATATTTTCCTTCAAATCTTATGTAGATACCGAAGTTTCGCAAGCAACTATTTGCAAATTGCTCAAATGTTATATCTTCACCATCATATATTGGTGCTGTAAATCCTGTTGGCATATTATTATCTATTTATATATCCTTGCGGATAGTTAATCATAAATTATAACACAATCATTGTACACAGATACTTCAGCTATACTTAGAGGCTCTCCGTTTTCTTGTGTTCCATGAGAATAAGGAAAGCAAACTTCCATAGTCTTATCCTCAATCTTTGATAATTCATTAATCAATTCTTCTACTGTCATATTTTAAAATTTGTGCCCGTAGGCGTTAAACTATTACATTTCCCATTAATTTGATAACTGACAGAACCTCAATATTAATGTTATCAATATCCTCTTCAAAGTGTTTCTTTGCTTTAGAAATTGCTTCTTCAAAAGTTTCACTGGCAACATCAACTTCATAACCGCATGTATAGCAATTTGACGTTAAAGTTACTTTATATATATTCATTTCTTTCATATTTTCTACACCTCCATTTCTCGCTTTACTTTTCAAGTTTCTCAATCAATGCCTTAATCTCATTATATGCAAGAATATCTGTGCTTCTACAGAGGTTGCCGATATTCTTCAACTCCATGATTATCTCATGGTTGGTAGGCACACCATGCTTCTTTCTTACCCATTCAATGAACTCGGGAATTACAATATTAGTGCTTTCCAATGTCTTACCTACTCTACCATTATATGACAGAAGATAGTAGTTCTTTCTTGTTAAGAACCACCACAAAGCAACTAATCTATATTTGATACTTAATAATTTCTGTTTCATTTTTTACCTCGCTTTCTTTTTAGGAACGTACTCATCTAACTCATCGTCAAACTCATAGCAGTCTGGGCAGTAGTGCTTATCGCCTATCTCTGCCCATTCGCTTTCCATTGCTTGCTCTTTGGCAGTTCCTTCGTCCAACCAAGCCACAATACCGTTAAACTCATCAATGAAGGCTTTTTCACATCTGTCACAAATGACAGAATACATTGTAACTGGCTTAATCATTGTTCACCTCCTTCCTGCTTTGGAAGAATATCCTCTAGGTAACACCATCTGTTCATGTGCCATATTTCAGCATTTTTTTTGTAATCATTAGGATTGAACATCATGCCAACATGATAATTCATGCTGTAATCACCACACTCAAAGATGAATGCCTTTGCCCTTTTAGGTATTTCATCTACATCATGCCACAAATCCTTCAAGAACTTATTGATAGCCCACTTAGCACCAGCCTTGAAGCTATCTTTGCCTCTAAGACAAATCATTTCTTCTTCAACCTCGCCACTATTGTATCTAGCATACTCTGTATCAATATGCCTATTAGCAGCAGCTTCTATTTTCTTATCGTCTATCATAATTACTTCACTCTTTTAAATTGAACATTCTTTCCGTCTTTTCGCTCATTTGAGGTGCACTTGATTCGGTTGCACATATCTATATTAATAATGCTTGCAATCTCGTTAAAGAAGCAACCAGTGCAAACAATGTCCTTTGTTTCAACCACCTTCAAGATGATTTCTGAACCAATAGGTAAATCTTCCATAACTTTAATTCCTCATTATGTGACACTTTACAACCTTGTTTACTGCAAGAGGTTGCGATTTATTAAAATTATAGATGATATTGCGTTCCATCTGCTCAGGGAAGATGGGTTTGGTGGGCTTTGGAATGTAGATGGTAACTTGTAACTTGCTGTCATCACTAAATGTCATTAAGCACCTTCTTGAAATCTGTTCTATACCAAACATAATTTTGTCCTCCTAATATTTGCATCCGTGAAGATACGGACGTGATTCGTTATACTTCATTTTTAACTTGATGTGCTCCATCAGGTCGATATTGTTGTTCTGTGCTAGGGCGAAAACCTGCATGAGTGTCTTTTGGATAATCTTTGAGATATACCAATACGGCGAGTTGTTGTCAGTAAACGAGCATAGGAAACTGATGATATGGTAGAAACATTTAGCAATACCACACTTGTATTTAATCTTAGCGATTTCATACTCTTCTTTCAGATAAGAGTCGCTTTGAAATTTTGTTGGTTTTTTGGTGTTCATCCATCCTAAGAGAGATAAGATACGAATGGCAATATCGGCGAACTCGGATTCAACCGTTCCTTCAAGAGAGTTCTTGTAGGCGGTAGGAATATCTCTGCCCATCTGAATCTCGCTCTCATAATCTTCAATACTTCCGTGGCGATTGTGTCGGTCTGCCTGAACAGCTTCTGCCATTTCCGTGATGATGAGCATCAATTCGGTTTCTATTTCTGTGCTCTCAGTATAGAAACCATGCTTTTCGGCATTCTTAAAAGCATCTTCTGCTAAGGATGCCAGTTCTTTCTGCGTTATAATTTCCATATTGTTCTTGATTTATTATTTTCTGATAGTGAATGCCATATCGTTGAGGGTGCGGCACCAGTTTATCTTGCCTTCTGCGCATAACTCGTTGATGGCTTGATACGGCTGGGGGAATCCTCGGTTAATGATTTCGGCTGTGAGGACGTGGGTCGGCACGATGTGGGCAGCTTCACGTTCTGCCTGAATCTCAGCGATGATGGCTAGGATTTTTTCTTTCTCTGTCTTCATTTGGCGAAGGTAAAAATGAGACGTGTGTGACTTCGGACTGGAACATTAATAGTTCCCACATTCCGTTCAAGTCTTGCTGATACCATAAGCCATCGTGCATTGTTCCGATGATTGGGTTGCCTTTGTACCATATTACCATGGTCTTGTGGGTAAACATGGCTTTGTGCGCTTTGCTGATGCGCTTGCCTACCTTGATATATCCAAAAATATCCATAAGCTAGAAGAGTGATAGCTGACCAGTCTTGTCGTGATAGTGATTTCCTGAAGGGAAAATCAGTTCCTCGAACATGGCGGTCAGGCAGTTGGTTACTATTGAATTTCCTGCTAGAGCATATAGTTTGCTCTTGCTGATAATGAGTTGACCAGTCTTCTCCTTGCTCAGGAGTTTGTCTATGTCAGCTTCGTGTACTCCCATCAGTCGGAAACAATCTCTTGGAGTGTACTTCCTGATTTGGATGGAGTATTTCTTTCCGTTTGGTGCGGTATGAATGATTTCTTTGTTCATGATTGTTACGAATGTCATGTTTGCTGTATCTATGGTTGTCTTGATGGTAGGGGAGATACCTTGCATTACTGCTTGGTTGTAGATGTCGAGAACTTGACCGCCTACATCAGGCTTTACCTTCCCCGATAGGAGCAGGGATTTCATTCTCTTTCCTCCAGTTATCATATCTCCTTTACGATTAAGAATAGTGGGATGCAATTACCTCCGTGACCCATAGCAGAATTGAGAGTAGGAGAGATTCCCTTGGTGGAGTAGACTCTGGTCTGCTGCTCTATTCTGCCTTTGATTTGGAGGTTTGCTAGCTTTATAATTTTGTCACACATTCTTTTATTTTTAAGATAAATGTATTGTGTTCAAAGGAAGCTGTTGTGATGGTTGGTGATATTTTCGTTTTAAATAAACCACCTTTAAAACTCCCATGTTTGTTTCTGTATATTATCATACTCTTTTTATGATAAGAACTCCACCTTTCGGATAATGAGCGGTGTCTATGAGGTTCATGATGCTTATCATAGAGAAACTGGCTGTGACTGCTACAGAGCATCCATCAGCAGTTTTCGGTATTGCAATCTTCGGGGTATAGTTTTTCGATTGATTCATTGATGTCTGCTTTGGTGAGATACTTTTCGAGAAGGGGCTGGGATAGGAAATATTCGGGAGATACGTTGTCTTCCAAGATGTCCTCAACCGTTGACTCTAGCTTAATGGGAGAAGGGAAGTGATACTCTGGGTTTGGCTCGTCTTCCGTTCTGAGGATGGAGATACCGAAGATACGTTCACGATTCTGAGGGATTCCGTAATCTTTGGCATTCAGTACCTTGTAGAAGGAGGTGTAACCGAAGGAGTCAAGGTCTTTGAGGTACTGGAAGAAGTACTTCCTCATCTTCTCTGTGAGTAGACCTTTCACATTCTCTAGCATCACATACTTCGGTTTCTTGACTGCCAGCATTCTTTTCTCCTGAAAGATAAGGGATGAGCGTGTGCCGCTGCCTTCCTCTGCTCCTTGGCGAAGTCCTGCATTGGAGAAGTCTTGGCATGGTGAAGACCATGATATGAAGTCGAAGTCGGGAACCTCATTCCAGTCTATCCTTGTCACGTCTCCGAAGTTAGGTATGTCTCTTCCGTGCAGTAGTCCGTAGGCTTGGATGGCTGATGGTTCTATCTCTGAATAGCCAACAACCTTAAAGTCGAACTCAGGATGCTTATCTTTGAGGTACTTGAAGGCTAGGCTCTGACTGCCATAGCCAGCGAATGCCTCAAAGACTCTGAGAGGATGCTGTTTGTTGTACTTACTGATTGCTATCATTTTGGTAAACAGATTTGTGGTTTATGGATTCCATTGGATGCCCAAGCGTTCCAAAGTTCCGTTATCACGATATATCTCCAACTGCTTTCGGCATAGGCTATGAGGATTCTTTTGCAGAAGCTCTATCATACCTATGATGCGTGTCTTGAAAACGTTGTCCTTATCCGCATTTGTCACGTTCTGTTCAGCCCTCGTCTTTGCGATAAGTTGGCTGATTTCGGAAGGGTTCTCGTTAACGGCTGCTGGCGGTGGTGTTGCTCCGATGAGTTCGTCTTCCCATCCTCGCTGGTTGAGGAAGGTTTGGAAGTTCTTTCTGTACTGCTTGTCGGGCTGTGAGATTACATAGAGAGGAATATACTCTATAGCTGCCTTGCGGTCTTTCAGGCTCATGGAGTTCCATTTCTTTTCGAGTTTGGCTTTGCAGCCTACCTTCTTGTCGTACAAGTTCCATGCTCGCTCAAAGGTATATTCGTCTTTGATTTCCTTTGGAGGAGCGGTTACCTTATAGCCTTTGGCTTCTAAGAATTTTATAAAAGCATTGGTTAGTTCTTCTTCATTCTTAGCTGTTTGCATATCAAAAGCACTTGCTATAATTTCAAATGCGACATTTGAGGATTGAATTATATCATTCATAGTTCACCATTTAAATAATTGTCGATTGCTTGGATAAAATCTTCTATAGAGCGGACAATGATGTACTTGCCACCATGTCGTTCTACTTCATGCTGGAATACCTTCTGTTCGGGTTCCTGCATACCTTTCGGTGTTTTATTTTCGATGCAGAGGAAACCGTACTGGGAGGTGCGCTTCAGGAGCAGCATATCAGATACTCCTGCCTTCATACCTTCTTCTTTGAGCCATGCGGCTTGTCGGGAGGTTCGCTTGCCACCATTAGGAACGGCAAAGAAGACTCCTTCAAGGTCAGGATATACCCCACGGATATACCTGACCTCTGCGGCTTGCAAGTTGTGTTCATCGTAGGATGAACGCTTGCGTATCTTCTTGCCTTCCTGCTCTAGCTTTGCTTTGATTTCAGCGTAGCTTGCCATTACCAGTCGGTTGAGAAAAGGTCGTTGAGAGAATCTTCACCCATCAGACGGATGGCTTCATTGGCAAGGTATTGACTCTTAAAGTAAACAATTCCGTCATTTTCTGAGGAAATAAACATGGCTTTATATCCTTCGTATCGTCTTTTGATAATATACCAATTATACGTACCTTTATTGAAGTCGGGTTTCCATCCATCATTGAGATACTTGGCGATGTTCTGCAACTTGTTGAAAGCAATCAAACGTTTTACCTGAGCCTCGCTGGTGCAGTTGTCAACATCTTTGTAATTTGATGGTGATGCCATGTCTGAGTCAACACCATCTTTATAAGCCCAGTATATCTTATTATTAACGAAGAGTTTCTTGCAAATATCATCATAAGTGATAGGATTGCCTTCCTCGTTGTTAGGAACATTTGCATGTTCCGTCTTCTTGCGAACCATCAACTTACCATCCTCAGCGAAGAAAAACTGGAGGTTATCAGGGATAGGGTACTCTACTGCCGAACCATCAGCAGGAATGCGCAACTTAGATAAGGTTGCCTTTCCGTTATTGATGTTGGTAACGTCCTGATTACTGATGCCTTCTGCATGAATATCAGGAGTCTTTTCCTCGGCATTCTCTGCCATTTTCTTTGCAATCATATCTACACCTTCGCCAACGATTGCTCCGAAAAGCATCTGTGCAAATGGTGGTAACTCTGGGGTGTTGTTGCGCTGACGATTACGTCTGTTGTTGCGCTTGTCGTTTCTACGTGTCATATCAACTATAATTTTGTAAAATGTTATTAAACTCGTCTTCTGTAACACCATCTGCATAGAGTATCGTGAGGATGGTGTCTAAGACTCTACTATATACTTCATTAAAGGCTGGCTCATCCATCTTGGCGAAGGAGATAGACTTGGCTCTCTCCAAGAACTTCTGTCCGTTGAGGTCGTAAAGCGGTTCGCTGAATCCTGATGTTATCAGAAGCTGCTCACGGAATGTGTCTATAGAACGTAGGTTTGTGCGCTGCTGCTCTGTGAGACAATCCCATGCTGCTCTGATAAGGGAGAAGAACTTGCGGTGAAACTTGATGTTCCTTGGTCGAACTATGTTCGCCTTGACGATGGAACCAACCTTTATCTTTTTCATTTCCTCGTAATCATCATCCGTGTAAGGACGAAGACCAGTGGAGGTTCTTACTAGATGGATTTCCATACCTTATATATTATTGGTTTGGGGCAGGGAAGGGAAGACCCTGCTGCTGACCACCTGCATATTGAGCGTTCTGCTGAATAGGTTGACCGCTTGCGTTAACCTGAGGGGGAAAAGCCTGCATCTGCTGCGGTGGATAGTTGGCTGCTTGCTGCTGAGGAACCTGACCAACCTGACTCTGGACAACCTGTCCTTGCTGCTGGGCATTTGGTCGTTCCACCTTCCAACAATCCAACTGATTGAACCATCGTCCGTCTCTAGACTGATGCGCCTTCAATCCGATGTTTGCGGTGATGATTTCACCTACCTGAATGCCGAACTGCTGAATCTTGTCTGAACCGTAAACTTGGATAACGGCTCTTGAAGGGTACTGCTGATTCAGTTCCTCAATAACAAACTCTTGGGAACTCCATTGAGTTCCGTTTTGGGAAGTTCCCATTTGAACTTGCCCTGCTGCAATAATTTTACCAGTAAATTTAACGTTCATATCTATACTTAATTAAGTTTGATTATTATTGATGGCTTGGTGGTCGTTTCCTTTAGGTAGTGCTCGTAGTGGTCAGGCTCCGTGTCCTTGAACAGCTTCGTGTCGAAGGTCTTCTTGGTGGTAGCTGCCACATAAGAGTAGGAGGCGAACTGAGTCTTGACGGATTTCTGCTTGTTGTCTTCCATCATCTTCATTATCTTTTCCTTCAACTCATCCTGCTTAATCTTCAGGGCATCCACACGAGCGGTTATTAATCTGAACTCCTGCTCTAGTGCAGAAAACTGCTCAGGAACTTCCACCTTATACTGATACTCTGCATCATCTGCAAGATAAGCAGCGATTAAATCGTCAATCTGATAATCAGCTACCCTTGGGAGTGGCTGGAACTTGCTCTGTCCGTTCTTGAACCACATACAGACTATCTCCTTCACCTTCAAGTCAGGATTCTGCTCCTCGAACCATTTTGCATAGATTGATAGCTGGAGCGATACGTTGTCGTAGTGAAGGGTGGCGGTGGTCTTGTAATCTACCAGATAGATGTTGCCTTCGCTGTCGGCAAAGATTCCATCAATGGCAGATGCGAAGTTCTCACCATCTGTAACAAGATACTCGGATGCTACATAGTGTAAATCGTATGCGACTAACATACTATGGAAGGCTTGAAGCTCTTCCGTAGGATTCGGGTACTTCTTGATGTCTGCATCGAAGATAGAGCAGAAGGTTTCAAACGTGTTGTGGATAAGACCTCCTCGCTCTGCTGCCTTCTTCAATACAGACTCGGGAATATTCTTATAGGTGTCGGGGAAGGCTTTCTTGATGAGCGTTCCCGTTACTCCTTTCAGTTCCTTCTTGCCGATGAAGTACTGATGAGACTCCTCAATGAATGTGATTTTTGGCACATTCAGGCTGATTTTCTTTGTTTCTGTTGTCATATTATTGTATACCTAATTGTTTCTTCTTGGCTGATACTGCTTGCATGAACTGAGTGTTAGAGCAGAGTGGCTGGTAATGCTGAATTACCCACAATAGATTGTCCTTGCTAACACATCTGCTCAGATAACCCAATCCTTCGTTCAGGTCGCTCGGGTGGTACTGAGAGGATGCTGGCTGCTGGGTGTTTGGCTGCTGAGTCTGTGTTTGCTGCTGCGCTTCCTGATGCTGCCCATCGTTGGTGGTATCAGAATCAGCATTATCATCAATGGCAAAGAGACCGTTGAGAGCATACTTTCGGGCGTAGGAGGATGATGCTCCAGTAATCTGACTGCCATCCATACCTTTCTTGGTTTCCTCTTCTCTAGCCCAACCATTGGTTGTTTCACACTCGCCCTTCTCGTTCTTGATGGTAGCAGTTGCCTTCACGTAGATGCGGTTACCTATCAAGACTACATCATCGGTGATGATGAGCGTACATTTCTGCTTGGCGAGTAAAGGCTTGACAGCTTCTAAGATGTCCTCAGCCTTGCGATACTTGTAGCCACCGAATTTGTTGAACTGACTCTTCGGGGCTTTCAGTTCTGACTGAATTGCGATAAGTTCTTTCATATCTTATATGTATTAAGTTGTTATTGATACTTCCATTGATACATGCTACATCTGTAGCCGCCATCTGGGTTCTTATTCGGGTTGTCACACATGGTCGAGAAGATACAATCATGACAACTATTTGCTTTATATCTCATATTGTATGGTTTAAATGTTCAAATTAAAAGCCCCACGGTTCTCACGAATGGTGGGGCGAGAGTTTTTTATTTTTGTTTAACCTGAGCGGTCGCTACCGCATCGAAAATGTAATCTGTATGAAATACACTAATATGTCAATATTTGCAATTTCCTTTAGAAAAGGAGGGGCAGTAAAATGAATATGATAAAACCGCCACCTCCGTGGAGCGACATCTATACAATCTTGGCGGATGGTGAATCGCTCCTTGGTTCCCTTCTGCATTTATGGAGGCTTAGGACTCCCAGCACTTGTAATCGCACATATTGTGATATATCTGATTTCTATAAAATAACCAATTATAACTATTGAACCGAATAGAAGAAAGAAAGCGTGCTGGCTGCATTAGAACCGATTTGTAGTTGTGCGCTCCTACCTTTAGATGCTACCTTATTATATAAGGGTCACGGCATCAGGTCTGCTTCTTCACAAGTGAACTCCAAGTTTTTCCAAATTCCACCTATCAGGTGTATGTACTCGCTTGCCACTTCCACGTCTAAGCACCATCTGTGGTTAATGATGCTCCTTTTGGGTACGTGTACCTCTCTAGGAAGGTTTATCCTATCCGATATAAAGCCTTGGAATCGGGCTATATGGGGCGCAAGGTGGGACTCGAACCCACGCATATGACATTTCATCACTCTACCAACTGAGTTACTTGCGCTGGGTAAAAACTTAAAACATGTAAAATTATAACGACAAAGTTATAGTGGAGACTGGGAGTAGCAAACTCCAAAAAACCTCTGCTCTTTTCAATGACTGAAATATTATAAGACTTAACACACTAATAACTTAATACTTAACTATTCTTGTGAGGTTCAATCTCCATATATCTTACTTGCCTACTTCCTTGAAGTAGGAGTGAATTTCCTTAACGGCAACAGCGAAAGCTATTACGCTGGCTACCAACATTACATCTGCTATCATAAGTTTATCTGTTTAATGGGTAAAACAATAGGCTGCTGCCTCTGATTTCAACTCTGCCATGCTCTTTCTGCGATTCTGAGTCATCCACTCTTCCAACTCGCTCTTCTTGAAGTAGAGTCGGTTGACATTTGGTTTATAGCAAGGAATGATTCTGTTCCTGACGTTCTCTCTCACTCCTCTAACCGTCATACCAAGAATGATTGCAGCTTCATTAATGTTGAGCACATTCTTTGCAGCTATGAGCGAATACTGCTCTATGCGGTCTAGCTGCTCCTTAATCTCTTTGTCTATCATATCAGTTGAATTTGATGGTTTGTTGACTGGCACTAGCTGCCTTGGCTGGCTCTGTTCTACCAGTGCCCTTATCGCTGGGAGTGTTCTCCTGCTCTATCAAGGGGAGAATGCCCTTCGCTTTGAGTGATTCATAAAGGAAGATTCTTCCTTTCGTTGTCCACTCGGTGTTGTACTTCACATCGTGCCGACCATCACTCCTTAATATGTCTACTGCTCTGCTGTGAACATATCCACCTTCTAAGAACTGGGCAAACAATATCCATTGACCTCTTACCTTGTGTTGGATTCTCATAGACTCCAACTCCTTATTTAACCTCATGGCACTCATTCCGTAGTCCTGAGCAATCTGAGTAACGGTCATGGTGGCATTACTCTGCAAGATTTTGTCGTAGTAGCTAACCTTAGGCAGCATTTCGGTAATCTTGTTGCCGAGTTCCATGTTCGTCTTGCTGATATTGACGATTTGTTCCTGCTGCTTCTTATTTTCCAAAGCTAGCTGCTGTTTCTCCTCCTCAGCCTTGACCAGAGATTTGAGAGCTTCGAGATAGTTCTGAGGAACGGATGGATTGGATTGTTCAATCTGTCTCTTCATAGCGTTGAAGGCTTCGATGTATTTCAGTTTGAACTCCATCGCCTTCTTGCCATTGAATCCCATCGCCAGCAGAGTGAAACCATCTTGGTTCATAATGAACATAGGATAACTCTGTTTGTTCTGCTCATTGACGTATGTCGTTTCTTCAAACATCGGGGTCTCGTCGTTTTTAACGATACCCCCTTGAAGTATCTTCCTTATCGCTTTGAGAACATTATCATGAGGTTTCTCAAAGACCTCGGCAACCAGTTTACTATTTGTTAGGGGTTGGTTACCTTCACCTCTATAAACGATTTCATTCATATTGCCTCCTTTTTTATTATTAAAGGAACACTACCTTGTCTACCTTAACACCTCCGAACTCATTCAGGGCATCATTCCTGATGTCTTCGGCTTGCCTGCTCTGACTTCTAAAACCTAGAGCGTTGTATATGGTTTCCCTTCGGCATTCATATCGCTCAGCAAGTTTTTTACGTCCTTCGGGCGAAACTTTGATAATTTTTATCTTTTTTACTTGCATATCTTAATTTTTTGTTGTACTTTTGCTTCTAATAATTAAGCAACTTGTTGTTTACGAGTGCAAAGGTAAGCAAATCCGCCTAACTAACCAAATATTTTTGGGAAAAAGTTATCCCGATTTGCATAGTTTAAGTATAGTATAAAAATGTAAAATGTATGGAAATAACTGTGTATCAAAGAATTAAAGCGTATATTGATGATAATCGTATATCATTGAATGCTTTGGCAAAAACGCTTAATATGAATCAATCTACGGTTCTTAGACAAGTTAAAGGTGAGCAGACGTTGTCTTCCACGTTGGTAGAGAACTTCCTAAAAGTCTACCCAGATGTGTCTGCTGAATGGTTGATGCGTGGTGTTGAGCCAATAGAAGTAGGCGAAACTGCCGAATATGTTGCAGAAAAGACTAGTGTAGATTATGCTGCTGATGCTATTCATCCTAAAGAATCAGATTCTGATGATTCTGTCTGGAAGGCAAAGTACGAGGAACTGGAGAAGCGCTACGACCAGCTTCTATCTATCTTAGGCGGTGGAATGAGACAAGCAAATGTAGGATAATTAAAATGTGGTAGGTATGGAGTTACTTGTGTGTATATTCTCTACTTTCGGAATGGCGGTATTTATAGGTTATATCGTTTATCTAATTTACAGAAAACTTACATTGTCCAATGGAGTAGAAAATTTCTGCGGATGTTTAGCTTTTTATTTAGTACCATTATGCTTGATTGGTCTTTGGATTATTTCAGGTAGTGTTACTTTAAGTAGAAAGGAACTTCCTAAGAAATTATCTTTAGCAAGAGATACAATCAAATTGAAAGATAAGATGATTGATTCTTTGAAAAAGGAAAACTCAGACTTATCTTTGAAGTTATACGGAAGGAGAGAGAAAGATTTAATAAACTCTCTTAGTAATGAAGACTATCGGACTATTTTTGGGGAAGAAAAACCTTCAAAAACAGAAAGCGATATAGAGTCTTATGATAATAATGATGAAAGTGTATATATTTGTACTGGAGAAACTTCTACCAAGTATCATAGCGACCCTGATTGCCGTGGTCTCTCTCGCTGCTCAGGAGAAATAGAAGAGGTAAGCGAGGAGGAAGCTGAGGATATGGGCAGAACTCCTTGCAAGATATGTTATTAATTTAAATGTGTGAAATATGAAGAAGATTTTATGTTTTATGATGTTTATCTTGCTGCTGGTATCATGTAGCAAGGATTCTGGTGAGGAAGTTAGGCTGACTTCAAACTATATAGAGGTTGCTGGAGTCAGACATCAGGTTGATAAGTTTTCAATAGAGAACGAAACGGATTTTCATATAGGCTCCAAGAAGGATGGAACTTATATTTCTTTCGGTTATACTTGGTACAAAGTGCCGATTGGCGAAAAGATATATTTCGTTGAGACAGACGAGTATTTGGATTATTTTGAGTTGGTGGATAACCACAGAAAATGCAACTTAACGGATGGTTCTTCTGATAGTTTTTACTTAATCAAGAAGAATGGTGATAAGTATATCGTTGATATATATATTGGTTCGTCTAAATATAAGACGGTTGTACATTATGAAGGAAAAATGATATAAAGAAAAGGCATCGGGAATAAATCTCGGTGCCTTTTCTGTTACTTGTCGAAGAACTTATCAATGAGTCCCATTGCATCATTCTTCTTCTTATCTATAATCTTGGCATAAATCTCGGTGGTGGCGATTCTTGTATGCCCCATCAACTTACTTGTGGTGTAGATGTCTGCTCCCAGTGTAAGCATCATGGTTCCAAAGGTATGCCTTGCAGTATGGAAGGTAATGTCCTTCTTGATACCAGCGTTCGCTGCCCATACCTTGATGTGAGTGAGAACCGTCTGTTCGCATCCCATACCATTGAAGATGAACTCGTTTCCGTCCTGCTCAGGCAACCATTCTATAGCTTTGCCTGACAAATTGTAGGAAACCATCTTGTTAGTCTTCTTCTGTATAATAGACAGATGCCATGACTTGGTTCCATCCTCGTTGGTCACTTCCCTGATGTCTGACCATTTCAGTCTCCTGATGTCAGAGATACGCAAACCGCAAAAGCAGGAGAACATGAATGCCTGCTTGATAACTGGAACCTTGCATTCTGTTTCTGCCAGCTTCTTCACCTCCTCAATATCCAAGAAAACCCTGCTGGTTTCAGGTTTCTTTGGCTTCTCACGCTTATCCACCTCGCTGAAAGGATTCTTGTATATCATTCCACCTTTCACGGCTCTGCTGAGCATTTCATTGAGGTGATTGCAATACATAATCTTGGTGTAGCTGGAAAGCGGCTCTCCATTGCTCTTCTTGGTGTTGTTCAGGAACTCAATGAATCCCACACAATACTTCTTGTCAATACTGGATAGCTTGATATTATCTCCCTTGTAGGAGATGAGTTGCTTTCGGGTGCATTCTATCTGTGCTGCGATGCGGCTTGAAGACTGCGATGTCTTCATCTTATAAGTCTTGAAGTTGTCTATCCAATCCATGAGCTTCATCTTGCTCTTGACTGATATGATTCCCGAAATGCTGTTCTTAATGTCCAGTACTCTCTGAGCCTTGATAACATTGGCGGTAGCCATAGTTTCAGCATTCTTTCTTCTTGCCTCTGCCTTACCTCTACCCACCTCTGGTACGATGTAGAGTTTCAGGAACTCATAGGTTCTCTTGCCATCCTTGTAGATGTCCAGATAGACACTCTTGTTTCCGTTGGCAAGTTCCTTGAATCTGATAGTGACAGGTTCTTTTTCGATTGTTTTCTTCCTTCCCATAAGCCTTTCTTTTATAAATCTGCTGCAAAGATAAGCATTTTTTTTGTTACTCGCAAGTTTTGGGTAACAAAATAGTAACAAAACTAACACGTATCTGATGTATAGGTAATGTATAGCTAGCTTTCGGAAAATTAATTTTCCGTAAAGGTAATACATTGATAACTAACTATTTTGGTGTACATTTGATATACATTTGGTGTCAGGTCGGTTAAAGTGGGCTATTTACTATCTTTATGAATCCAAATTCAGATTTAAAGAACAATGAGAATGTAATGGCAGTTAATGCCGAGTCTTCAACAATTAAGGCAGTTAATGCCGAGTCATCAACTGTTGATGCAGGTTATGCCGAGTCAAGAATTTCAGAGTATGCAGCCCGCTTTGCTGCATACAGCGATGAGCGTTTTAAGCAGATCATAGATCATGAGCGCAAGGTTCGTGGTTGGGGCAGCGAGCGCAGTTACTTCCTTGCCGCCTTGCGAGGAGAGTGCGAGAAGCGAGGCATTGATTACTTCTGGAAGTAGGGGAATGCTTTTCTGATGCATTGCACCAACCAGCCACAAGGATGCTGTCTTTTTACGCAGCCAAAAATAAAAATCATTTTTCCATCGAAAAAAATACGTTATTTCGAAATTTTTTCGTAATATTGCACCCAAAATAACATTAAAGACTATTGATATGAAACGAATCTTTATTTCAATGACAGGTATCATCACTTGTATGAACCTGATGGCACAAACTCCAGTCAGTTTTTATCCTCAGAAGAATGCCCAAGACATCAACATCGATACACATCTGGTCATCGTGTTTGACAAGACTGTAAAGACTGGCAGCAAGGGCATAATCACTGTTACGGACAAGACAACTCGAAAGGTGGTTGATAGAATCGACATGAGCATTCCGGCGGGACCAACCGAAGGACAGCCCAAGAATCCAAATGCTGTCTATACTCCCGTTCCCTATATATATAAGGTGGAGAATGTAACCAATCGCAATACCCGTCCTGGAACTCCATCAGGTGCTGCCAAGGAAGACAAGCGCAAGTATCAGAAGACCATCATTGGTGGATTCTCTGATGCCTTCCACTTCTATCCTGTCATCTGTCATGGGAACAAAGCAACCATTTATCTGCATAACAATATGCTGGAATATGGACATGAATATGAAATCAAGATTAGCAAGGGTACGATTGAGGGATGGAATGGCAAGAAGTCATGGACGTTTAGGACTAAGAAAAACGCCCCTTCTGCAGATTTGAGCCATATCGTTGTGGCAGCTGATGGTAGCGGAGACTTCTCCACTCTGCAAGGTGCCATGGATTGGATACCAGACTCATTGCCCTCTGAAGCCAGCAGGAAAAAGGTCTTCGTGAAGAATGGAGATTATGAAGAGTTGGTTTATTTCCGCAATAAGCGATTTGTAACTATCCAGGGAGAATCCATGGATGGGGTAGTGGTACATTACCCAAATAACGAGGTGTTCAATCCTCACCCGGTTGATATCAAGACCAATGAGCAGAAAGGAACATTCCCTTCTCGCCGTGCAGCAGTGGCAGCAGACAACTGTGCCGACATGATTTTCAAGGATATCACCTTCAAGACGGATTGCAAGGGACAGGCTGAGGGATTCCTGCTCAATGGTGAAAGAAACTTTGCTGAGAATGTGCATGTAATCGGTGATGGTGATGCTCTTCAGGTGAATGGTTCAGCCTACTGGCTCAACTGCGTGATTGATGGAGGAGGTGACACGGTGCTGGGTAGAGGTCCATCCTATTTCAATCACTGTACCCTTTCCAGCTATGGTGCTTTCATGTGGATTAGAAATACCATGGAGAACCATGGTAACATCTTCAATGACTGTACCTTCAAGGGATTGGGCAAGGATGCCGTGATAGCCCGCCTTCCTGACAACAAGGGCAGAAATTATCCTGATGCGGAATGCGTGCTGCTGAACTGTACGCTTGATGGTGTGCCTTCGGAAGGCTTTGGTCCCATAGATGAGTCGGCATCTACGGTAAATCTCCTGGAATTCAACAGCCATGACAGGAATGGGAAAACCATAGATATCAGCAAGAGAAACAAGCATGTCCGTCAGCTTGACGCTCTCAAGGATGCTGAGACTATCGGAAAATACTCCAATGCAAGTTGGGTACTGAATTGGTAAGAAAGGAGATTAATATAAATATCGGATGCCTACATACCTAGCATGGTTTGCCCTTGAATTTTTATTTTTCATACAATTCAATCGGCAAACCATCTGGGTCACTGAAGAATACAAATCGCTTGCCTGTATATTCATCCGTGCGTATAGGCTCATGCGCGATGCCTTTACTGTCAAGTTCATCAATTGCATCCGAAAGATCATCTACCTCAAAAGCAAGATGGCGCAGACCGGCTGCTTCCGGATAGAAAGGACGTGCTGGTGGGTTAGGGAAGGAGAATAACTCGATGATATAGTTGTCATCAAGCCAGCAGTCAGCTTTCCAGGAGTCACGTTCCTTACGGTAGTTTTCACTCATGATCTTCATTCCGAGCACATCTGTATAAAAATGCTTGGATTTCTCATAATCGGAACAAATCACGGCTATATGATGGATTTTGTTAAGTTTCATATTTTTATTTCTTATTTCTTATAGTTATATTCAGTAATCAATGACAAGTTTTCAGAATATGCTTCCCTTCAGCATCTTCGTGTTGTCGGGCAGTTTCACTTCCTCCCCATTCTCAGAGGTGTAATGTCCTTCCAGTACAATATCTATAGTTTGCTGATACACGTCAGCCAGTTGTCTTCTGTCGTTTATCATGATTTCTTCTGTTTATTTTGTTCGTTTCACTAAAAATCCATTCTTTCAGGCAAAATTACAAGTTTTCTTTGTATTCTCCAAACTTTTATATATAAAAAATGTGGCATTCTCGATATTTCTTTGTAAATTTGCCATCTGATAGCTGCTATCTTAGTGATGATGGCTCAAGGAGGGAAATAATGACAAATAAAGGAAAGGGCAGAAAATGGAGAAAAATAATCATTTGGAGGTACCGAATTTGTCCTCAGACTTGATGAAGGATTTGCGCCAGATTATAGACTCTGCACGCCAACGTGTGGCTGTGACTGCTAATGCAGAGTTGACGATGATGTATTGGCACATCGGAGAACGAATTAATCGTGAAGTACTTGGCAATCAGAGAGCTGAGTACGGTAAGCGAATTGTGTCGATGGTGGCGACACAATTGCAAAATCAGTATGGGACGAAAGGATTTGAAATCAGAAATATAAGAAGAATGATGCAATTTGCTCAAAAAATACCAAAAGAACAAATTGTGTCGCAACTTGCGACCCAATTGACATGGTCGCATATAATAGAGGTTCTTCCGGTAAAAGATCCTTTAGCTGTAGAGTTCTATCTGACAATGTCGTCTTCTGGTAGATGGGGAAGAAATCGTCTTCGCAAGGAAATTGACAGCATGCTCTTCGAGCGTACTGCCATTGCAACCAAGCCTGATGAACTCATCAAGAAAGAACTTGCAGATTTGCGAGATGACAGCAATATGTCTCCAGACCTTGTATTCAAGAGTCCTTATTTTCTCGATTTCACAGGATTGAAAGGGATGTATAGCGAAAAGAGCTTGGAGGATAGTCTAGTGGCTCATTTGGAACAATTCATTTTGGAATTAGGCAATGGCTTTACTTTTGTGGAGCGTCAGAAACGAATGATTATCGATGGTGAGGACTTTTATCTCGACTTGCTCTTTTTCCACAGAAAATTGCACCGCCTAATAGCGATTGACCTCAAGCTCGGACGCTTCAAAGCCCAGTATAAGGGACAGATGGAACTCTATCTCCGTTGGCTCGAAGCACATGAAATGGAACCAGGTGAAGAACCACCTCTCGGTCTTTTGCTCTGCACGGAAGGCGGTGAGGAACAAATCGAACTTCTCCAACTCGACAAGGCGGGAATCAAGGTCGCCCAATACATGACGGAACTTCCTTCTCGTAAAGTCTTGATAGAGCAAATCAGAAAGTCGCTGGAAATTGCCAAGGAATTGGGTGCTGAGGATGAATAGCAAGACAGAAATTTTCTAATCCCGATTGGAAAATCTTCCTTGATATTTGGAAGTCTCGATTATTTTTCGTACCTTTGCCATCGAATAGGGTGTCGGTGCCTTCGGCTTCGTTCCCTTGTAACATAAGTTGAACAAATAAAATAGAAAAATAAGAAACAGAAAGAATAAACTTTAGATATATAACATATTAATATACAAAGCGTTTACGATATTCGGAATACTCTCGAAATTTGGCGATTAAAAGATGTAAAACCGAGATTAAGTGAACGCCTGCGCTATAGCGTGGGCGGAACTTATCGGTTTTACGGGCCACGCCAAATGCCTGAGAGTATGATAAGTGAAGCTCACGCTTCTTTTGTATCATGCTCTCAGGTATTTTTTGCTTGTGGCTCGTACTTCCAGAATAAAGTTCAACGCTCATAGTTTTCTATAGCGGCAGCGTATGGTTCTATTGTCTGTGTTTGACTTTTCCATTCTCTGTCACTATTCCTATATGTGTACTTGCAACTGAATGTTGTAAGTATGGCTAGTATTGGATTTTTTATTCAGTGCAGAATGGAAGATTTACAAGAGATAAAAGGTTTCTTGGGAATTGATGGAAAGATACTTTTGAAGCAAGGTGATGCTATCGAGTGTTTATGTCAGTTGCCAACAGATTCTGTGGATTTAATAATAACGGATCCACCCTATAATTTGGGCTTATTCATGAAAAAGCGTGGTACAAATATGAATAAGCTTCGAGATGGTCATTTTGCTGCATCAGGTTGGGATGACCTAGACTTTGTGGAATGGACTCAGCAAATGGACATGCTTTTTCATGAATGCAATCGTGTCTTGAAAAAGCGTGGCTCGTTGATTGTTTTTATGTCTATCATTAAAGTCGAGACTATCATAAACTTAGCTCAGAAACATGGCTTTTATTATAAAACAGTAGGTGTTTGGCATAAGACGAATCCTTTGCCAAGAAATATGAACTTGCAGTTTATAAATTCAACTGAACCTTGGGTTTATATGGTCAATGATGCAACAACAGGTACATTTAATAACGAAGGTAAAGCTATTCATGATTTCGTAGAAACAAGTACGATAAGTACGAAAGAAAGAAAAATGGGTAAGCATCCTACTCAAAAACCATTGGCGTTAATAGAACATTTCGTGAATATACTTTCTAATAGAGGTGACGTTGTTCTTGATCCTTTTATGGGTAGTGGTACAACAGGTGTTGCGTCTGCCAAACTTAATAGGAATTTTATAGGAATAGAGTTGAATGAAGAATACTTTAATTTATCTTTAAAACGAATAAAGGAAGTCTTATGATAATAGGTGATCTGTTTGCTGGCGTTGGTGGTATGTCAGAAGGTTTTAGAATGGCAGGGTTTGATGTTGCTTTTGCTATTGAGTATGATAAAGATATAGCTGCTTCTTATAAGAAAAATAATACCGATACGGATGTGATAGCAGATGATATATGTAATGTTGATGTTGTTCTGTTACATCAAAAGCATCCTCATATAGATGTGATTATTGGTGGTCCACCATGTCAGGGCTTCTCTCAAAAGGGTAAGCGGTTAAGTTTAGATGATCCACGAAATTTCTTATTTAAACAATTCGTGAAATTTGTGGCTGAGTTCAAACCGAAGTACTTTGTTTTAGAGAATGTGCCTAATATTATTACGACATCAAATGGGTATTTTAAAGACCAAATAATAAAGTCTTTTGAGGAACTTGGTTATGTTGTAACTTGTGGTGTACTGTGTGCAAAAGATTATGGGGTTCCACAAGATAGAAGGCGAGCAATCTTCTTGGGCGAGTTGAATAAGCTAGAGGTGAAATTACCTGAACCTCTTGATATTCAGACTACGGTTAAGGATGCCATTTACGATTTACCTTTCATTGCATCGGGAGAAGGTGTTGATGAGCGTGATTATGATAAACCTGCAATATCTTCTTATCAAAAGAAACTTCGTGCGGGTGCGCAAGTCCTTTATAATCATATAGCAACCAAGCATTCAAAGTCTGCTTTAGACAGATTGAAAATGATTCCTAAGGGAAAAGGAAAGGAAGTTTTGCCAAAGGAATTGCTGACTAAGTCTATTTATAGTGGTACTTGGTGCAGATTATTGGAAGATGGGATTGCTCCAACAATAACCACGAGGTTTGATACGCCTTCCTCTGGCAGGTTTACTCATCCTGTATTAGATAGGTGTCTTACTATTAGAGAAGCAGCGAGAATACAATCTTTTCCTGATACTTTCCGATTCTATGGTAATAGAACCTGTCAAATGAAGCAAGTAGGAAATGCTGTGCCTCCTTTATTGGCAAAAGCTATAGCTGAAGTTATTATAAACAACGAAAAATAGAACAATTATGGCAGATGTTTTTCCTTCATCATTGATTTATAGAGAAAATCCTAATCTCAGATTGGGAATCAAATCTTCCTTGAATTCTTTCAAGCAACTTTTGGCTTCTTTGTATATCATTTATAAGTCATGTGCAAATCCTTCTAAAGTCCTTTTTTCTGAAGAAGTGAATGTTGGGGATAATATTGCAATTTGTTTGAGTAAGAAATTGTTGGTGCGCATTAATGAGCTGTTTCCACAATTGCCTAATTTGCAAGATAGAATAAATCAATCTCCATTATTTAAGTCTCAGTGTGAGTCATTACAAGTGGGATTGGAATTGTTTTTGCATTTGGGTAAGATAGATTTTGTAGAAAATGGAAAACAGGAGCGAAAAGGTGAGAATCGTTATAATAAGATGCTTGCTTTTTCTGACAAAATGCTAGTCCTTGATGCTTATTTGTCAATGCAGGCTGAATATACTGACTTATTGCTGAATAATTGGTTGAATGGTGATGAATGTGGTGATAAGTTCGAAGATGGATTGAAGTCAATTCTTTCTACGTTTATTATAGATTGCTGCTATAAGATAAAGAAGACTGATGGCTCAGAAGTTGTCTTTAACCTGGAGAATATTTGCAAGGTTTTAGAAAAAGGAGATAGTGCATTGTTTAAAAGTGCTGAGATAGTTGGACCTTTGCGGGTGTTGAATTCTTATATTGGCGAGAATATGTTGCCTGATATTGTGAAAGGTAAAGGTGTTTATTGTGTTGATAATTTGGAAAACTTGAAACGGAAGGCTCCTATGGTTTCTACATCTTTGGATTTGGTAGTAAGAAAATTGCCAGGACAAGTTGATAATCAGGAGAATAATCAAAAGCCACCGGTCACTCAAAGTGAAATCAACCAAACTTATCGTCCTTATATCACGGCCATTAAGTCGAAGCCTTTCCTTCTTTTGGCAGGTATTTCTGGTACTGGAAAAAGTAGAATCGTTCGTGAATTGGCTCGTGCTTGTTGGTGCGTAGATTCTCCTGAATATAAGGATCATAAGCCGAAGAACTTTGAAATGGTACAGGTGAAGCCTAATTGGCACGACTCTTCTGAACTTATTGGGTATGTAAGCAGACTTGGAGATGAACCAACGTTTATTGCTGGTGACTTTTTGAAGTTTGTAGTGCGAGCATGGGAGAATGAAAGTACTCCATATTTCTTGTGCTTAGATGAAATGAACCTGGCTCCTGTTGAACAGTATTTTGCAGAATATCTGAGTGTTGTGGAATCTCGAAAGTGCAATGAAACAGGTAAGGTTGTGACAGACCCAATTCTCAAGCCTGAATTTGAAAAAGAAGGGAGTGGTGAACATGCTGAATTCGTTCCTAAGGCTTGGTATAAAAAACTGATAGATGAACTTTTGGTAGATTGTTCTGATAGTCAAAAGGATGTTTTAAAACAGCAGTTCATAGATGAAGGTATTACAATCCCCCAGAACCTCATTATCGTGGGAACCGTCAATATGGACGAAACAACCTTTTCCTTCTCCCGAAAAGTTCTCGACAGAGCCATGTCCATCGAAATGAATGAGGTGGATTTATATGGTGGATTAACTTCCCGACACGAACAGATAGGAAAACTCAACTTTGAAGACTTGGTAGGAGATAAGGTGGAGGGTGTTGACGTGTACCAGGAAAATCAGGAGGTTTGCAACCAGGCGATACTGTATTTGCAGGAAATCAATGCAGTATTGGAAGGTACACCTTTTAAGATAGCTTATCGAACCCGTAACGAGTTCCTGCTCTATGTGGTCAATAATTTGCCTTATCGTAAAAATAGTCAAGGTTTGGAAATGACGCAAAATGAAGTTGTGGCTCGTGCTTTGGATGAAATTACTTCTATGAAAATCCTATCTAGAATAGAAGGGGATGAGGAGAAGGTAAAGGCGGAGTTGCTCGCTTCTTTAAAGGAAGTTGTTTCGAAGATGTTGCCGGAAAACATGAGAGATAGTTCTGTTTCTCTGGCTAAATTGGATGAAATGGAAAAGAAACTTAGTTCTGGTTACACTAGTTTTTGGAGTTAACGGTAATGGAACTTTTAAGAATCAAGCATCACGACTTTGTGATGACCATAGAATGCACCAAGTTTGATGCTATTTGGGATAAAGCGAAGAGGAATGTGGGGGAAGACAAACTTTCCTCCACATATTCCTGGTCGGATGGTGTTGAACTGGTGGAGCGGTATTTGAATGACCAATCCACTTCTAAGGTGATATTAAAAGATTCTTCTGCTCCTGCCATATTCTTTGATAATGCAGACTATCCGATATGGGTGGAGTTTGAGGAAAAGAATGATGCCAAGATTGTAGAGGCACATTTTGGTTCCATCTTGCAGAATGATAACGACAGGTTCAGTTTCCGTCATGGTATGTTGGCTGGCTTTCTGAATTTCGGCAATGAGATAGGACGTTCTGAAATCTGTTTTGATTATATTGTTAAGAGGAAGAAATCAGATGGTGTATCTTCTGAGCTCATCAAAAGAAAATTTTCATTCTCCTTCGAGGTGTTGAGTACCAAACTGGATTATCATTCTCATTGGAAGAAAATTGTAGAGGATATTGAGCAAGAGTATCGGATGCTCTCGCTTGATTTTCTAAAACGGACCTATCATAGCTTTGCTCCTGATAAACAGGGAGAAACACCAGAGATTATATGGTGGAGTATCTTTGCTGGTGAACAAAAGAAGTTCTTGGAGGCTTGTCGGCACATTATCGACCGACCACGTCATCGCTTGCATGGCAGGGAAACTTATCTGCGGGCAGATAAGGTGCGCCGAGTTCCTATGTCTCTTGAAAATGAAATAGCTGAGCATCGCAAAGAACCCGCTCATCTTTATCGTATCACCGAAAAAATAGAGTCGAATGATACCCAGGAAAATCGATTTCTGAAATTTGCTTTATCGCAGATTACGAGTAAGTATGAACTCTTAAAGACTCGTATAGAGCAGGTTAAGGAGGTTTCTGATGCTACTAAGCAAGAACTTCAGGCAACTTATGTTTCCCTGAATCGATTAAGGAAAAATCCTTTCTTCCGAACTGTTGGGCGTTTCAAGGGGTTGAATCAGGAAAGTATGGTTCTTCAGAAAGCTACGGGATATAGTCAGGTTTATCGGACTTGGAATTTGCTCCGTAAGGCTTACTCTCTAAATGAAGGCATCTATCGGTTGCAATCCAAGGACATCGCCACGCTTTATGAAATATGGTGTTTCATAGAGGTGAGCCACATAGTAAAGAAGGAGTTGAATCTGGATATGGATGATGTGGAACATCGCAACCGAATGGAACTGAATGGTCTGTTTACCTGGGAGTTGGGTAAGGGAGAGCATTCTCGTATTCTCTTTAGAAAAGATGGGGTAGAACTTGCCGAATTGGTATATAATCCGAAAAGTACGGAGCAGACCAATGATTGTATTGGAATGCAGAATCTGATAGTGCCAACGGTTCCTCAGAAGCCAGATATAGTGTTGCAACTTACCAAGAATGATTTGCAGAAAGATATGAAGATGACTTATCTCTTCGATGCGAAATATCGGATAGCCAGCAAGAATGCGAGTGGAGTAGATGTGCCACCGGATGATGCCATCAATCAGATGCATCGTTATCGTGATGCCATTTATTATCGTGATTATGTTGAGGCTCCGTTAAAGAAGGAGGTGATAGGCGGATACATTCTTTTTCCTGGTGATGGTGAACCGGCTGATGTGGAGGTTTCAAAGTTCTATCAGACTATTAAGGAGGTGAACATTGGTGCTTTTCCGCTTCGGCCGAACGATAGCGAAAACAGAAAGTTGCTTGAAGGTTTTATCCGGGAACTGATAGAAACGAAGGCTAAGGATACTGTGCAACATGTGATTCCGCAGAAGGGAACTGTAATGGAAGTGGATAATCGGGTGTTGGTTGGTGTGGTTCGTCCGAGTCATCGGCGTGGGTATGAAAAGAGTTTTTTGAATCAATCTGCCACCTTATATTATACGGGTGCCAAGTTCCCGTCAACCATAGCATTGCAGGATCTTCATTATTTCGTGCCATATATTAAGGGTAAGGGGATTCGTGATGTGTATGAGATTGTAAGAATGAGAACCATTACGGGTAAAGAGGCAAAGCAGGATGAAGGGGCTGATGCAACAGATGATTTGCGTTTGGCCTTTGAACTTCGTATTTCTCGCCAGTTGTATAAGGAATATCGCATGATTGATGTCTTGCAAATGAAAGACCTGACGTTTCTGGATACGACATTTGACGATATTGATGGTTATGTTTCATCGCGTATATAGAAAAAGTTTTTCTATTTTATTGTCACATCTGCCACGCAGATTGTAAGTGATTGATACACAGAAAGAAATGGGTGACAATAAGACGTATTCTTATTGTCACCTATTGCCACGGATTTCTAGAAGACGCAAGGCAATGCAGAGAGCTGCTGCATGATGGTCTTAGCCATGCGGGAGTGGCCGGCATCATTAGGATGAAGACGGTCGGTATCCGG